ACATCCTGCATTGTTATTCTTTGTACTAACCCTGCCACTCTAAATACCTTATATGAGTCTTTTATTATTTCTATTTAGATGACTTACAAAGGAAAATTCAGACCAAGGGTTCCAAAGAAGTATCGAGGCGATTATACGAACATAATATATCGCTCTTCATGGGAACTCAAATTCATGAAATACTGTGATACAAACAAGAATATTTTAGAGTGGGGAAGTGAAGAATTCTTTATTCCTTACATGTCTCCTATCGATAATCGTGTTCACAAATACTTCCCAGATTTCTATATCAAAGTTAGAGAAAGCACTGGGCAAGTTAAAAAGTATGTGATTGAAATTAAACCAAAGAAGCAGTGTATTGAACCAAAAGTGCAGAAAAGAAAAACAAAAGCATATGTTCGTGAAGTCTGTGAGTATGCGAAGAATCAAGCGAAGTGGGAAGCAGCAACAGAATACTGCAAGGATCGTAGGTTAGAGTTCAAAGTATTGACTGAAAGTGAGTTGGGTATAAGATAATGGATCGAATCGCAGAGATAGCGGATAATTTAATTGGGATTGAAAGTCCTGATGATTTGATGTTGGAGATACTTGAAGCACTTCCACAAACAGAGACAATCCCCGAAGCAGGAAACTATTATACCTTTGTATATCAACCAAAGACACCTAACGTTCGGTATGATGAGTTTCCCCTTGTCGCAGTTACAAATGTATTTGGTTGGGGATTCAAAGGACTCAACTTTCATTGGGGCAATGTGCGTCAATATACATGGCAAGAGGTGATTGGAAACCTTCATATTGTCAATTCAAATGAGGTCGAATCACTGCGAACAATACCTTTTGCTAAGTTTCGTATAAATAGATAAAAAAGTAGGTCGATATGCCATACAAAAAAAATAGAGGAACTGGATTTCTTTCAAGAAGAAAAGATAAGGATCTCTCTAGAAGTGAGTTAATATCAAAATATGGTTTTTCCACATTCAGGGAAAGTGATACTGATCAGGCAAAACTAAATGCCAAAAGACCATCACCAGATTTTTCTAATGATCGAAGATATAGAAACACTGGTGGCTCTAATGATCCAGACAGTGATGCATTTAAGAAATCAGATAAGAATAAAAATAAAAGTCAATATAATACATCAATAAAGGGAGAAGAACTTAAAAGAACTTATAGAGATAGGGGTGGAGTATTAAGATATCCGTATGAAGCATTAACAGAAAGAACAGATTACTTACAAATTGATATTAATCAATATGAACCAGTCAAGGATAGAACTGGATCAATAGTTGGAAGAACTAATAGAGTATCTCCTCTCAGAGCAAGAAATCCATTTGGATTAACAACAAAATCACTAGTCAATAAAGGCACAATATTACTACAAATACCATCTCAAGTCGAGGATGGAAACTCTGTTAATTATGGTTCATCAGAATTAAACAGTATAGCAGGTGCTGCAGTGAGTGGTGCTGTTGATTTAATGTCTGGAGTTGGTGAGGCAATTGGAGCAGGTAAAATAGGGGAAGCAGGTGGTAAAGCAGGAGAAGCAGCCAAAAATGCTCTTGAAGCAGCAGGTATAAATCCAAATACAGCAGTTGCCTTAGCCACTAAAAAAATAGCAACTTCAGTTGTAAGTTCTTTTGGTGGTAACGTGACAGTAAATCAACTATTACAAAGAGAATCTGGGCAAATATTTAATCCAAATATGGAGTTGTTATTCAATGGTCCTACATTGAGAAGCTTTAGGTTTGCTTTTAAAATGACCCCAAGAAGTCCAGAGGAAGCAGAGCAATGTAAGTTAATCATAAGAACATTTAAGATGAACATGGCACCAAAGGTCACAAGTGGTAGGGGAACCACGAGTTTATTTTTAAATACACCTAACGTATTTGAATTAAGATATAAGAGTGGAGCTGCCAATCATCCGTTCTTACATCGATTCAAACAATGTTTCTTAACTGATATAAGTGTTAACTATACTGCTGAAGGAGTATATGCTACATATGAAGGTAGAGAACCAGTTTCAATGATTATGAATTTAACATTTAAAGAACTTGAACCAATTTATGATCAGGATTACTTTGATGCTGGTGGATTTGATGCTGACGATACAGTAGGATTCTAAAATGGGATATTTCAGAGAGTTACCAAATTTACTTTATCAGTCATTTTTACCTGATAAAAAATCTTCGTTAGATTATACAGAGGTTAAGAATTTATTTCGTAGAACTAAATTAAGAGATGATCTACAAAATGTTTTTACTTTATTTGATAAGTATGAAATACCTGATGAGTTCCGTCCAGAGACGGTAGCAGAGGATTTTTATGGAAATGATGAGTTAGATTGGGTCGTTTTAACAACCGCAGGTATTGTAAATGTTCGAAATGAATGGCCACTGAACAACAGAGATATCTTCGATTACTCTTTTGAAAAATATGGTGACAACTTAAATGCAACTCGATTTTTTGAAACAAAAGAAATCAAAAATAGCAGTGGTAGTATAATATTAGAAAAAGGAAAAGTTGTTGATTCTGATTTTGTGTTTAAATATTATGATACAAATGGTATTGTAGAGGTTAAAGGAACTAATGTTCGAACAGGTGTATCTAACTATGATTATGAAGTTAGATTGAATGAGGAAAAAAGAAGTATATTTGTTCTAAAACCAGAATACTTGCAACAATTCTTAAGTGATTTCAGAGATATCATGCTCTATGGTCAATCATCACAGACAATCAATGACAATTTAATGAAGACAGAGAATACAAATATAACCATGCCATAAAAAAAGAGGTCTTGCGACCTCTTTGTATTACTTAAATATTAAGTTAATCCAAGCTGCGATAACTAATAAAGTTAAACAGAGTTGATTATATTTCATTATTCAGATGCGAGTTTTGAAAAATAAGATAATGCGTCATCATCATCATCTTCGTTGACACTAGATGGTGTTGTAGATACAGCAGCAGTTACTAATTCTTCTGCTGAACCACGGTCATCATCTTCACCAAAACTCTCTGGGTCTGGACGAGTAGTAGTTTTATTTCCTAATACATATCCAAGACGAGTTTTAAGTTCTTCGTAAGTCTTGAACTGATCGTCAGCGACTATCTCAGCAAGAGAATACTCTTTCTTCCATAATGCTTCAAGAGCATCGTCATCATCAAGTAGTGGAGTTGTAGCAGTAAACTCAGAACTGTCATAGTTACGATAACCAGCGACATTCTTTGCTTTTAACTTGAAGTTAGCACCCTGCCAGAAATCGAATGGATCGATTGCCTCTTCATCCTCAAACTCAGGTTGCATTGCTGCAGTAAGTTTGTCAAAGATTTTCTTTCCATATTTGTATAGAAATACTTTACCTTCGTTCTCAGGATTTGCAGGATCCTTCACAACATAGATGTTACTAATATAAGTAAGTTTACGTTTTTGTTTACGTGCGGTTTCTTTTCCTGCATCAGTTCCATTGTTCCATAATTGAGTATTGTACTCAGAAACAGGATCTTTCTTTCCAAGAGTTGTAAGAGAATTTTCAATATACCAACCGCCAGGACCTTGGAAGGCATGACTGTATAGTTTTACAAATGGTAAATCCTCTCCATCGGGAGCAGGAAGAAAACGAATAACAGCATAACCATTGCCTGACTTGTCACACTCTAACTTCCAGTTACGGTCATCAGCAGACCCGCCAGTGTTATTCATTTTTTCGACTTCTTTCACAAGTTTTTGTGTAAGAGAGCCTAGTTTTGATTGCTTTTTAAGATTAGCAAAAGACATTTAGATACCTCGGATTAATTTGGATTTTTTGGATTAATTGGATTATAACTGAAAATGTTATCTCAGTCAACATCTGTTGATCTTTTCAATTTTTCAATTGTTTTTGCCATACCATCGAATAACAATGATATATCAGTTCCTGATGGAAAACCCATCAACTCAACTGATTTTTCCAGATGTTTTTTCATGGTCAATGCTTTTGGATCATCAGATAAAGATAATCGAGCATACATAATTTTTTGTTTTTCTAAAAGAATTGATAACATCTCAACGTGTTCAATTCTATCTTGATGTGACATGGTTGCAAAATCAAACATAGACACATACACACTTTGTTGGAGTTTTGTGATTTCTTTTAATTCATCCTGAATTATTTCAGAATCAAAGAAGTCGCTCATTATCCCTCCACTGGTGGTGCTTCCACCTCTCCACCATCTACAATTTCAGTTTCTGGTGTGTCTTCCTTCTTGCTTTCTTCAATTTGTTGAAGAACTTCAATAGCACCTTGAAGTCTTAAGATAGTTGCCTGACCAGTTGAAACTTGTTGTTGAACTTGAGTCAGTTGCTCTTCTAAATTCTTAAGAACTTCACTATTATCAAGAGCCATTACTAATAACCTCCTTTAAAATTTTTTTGTAATTGAACACATTTATATTTATGAAGGGAATATATTTTTTAATTTTCAAACTTACGGTTTCCCATACAGGGTCTTTCAGTTTTTTATCGAAATTTTTTCCAAAAGAAAAAATTTTTTCGAAAATTACTAGAGTTTCCAAACTTAGATCCCCACCCAGATACCTTTTGAGTATTACTGGGTGTCCCTTCGAGCAATTTAATACTTCGTCTAAGTTTTTCTCGAACAGTAATTTGTTGCTTTGTTCTTTGAACAAGTAAGTCAAACTCTGCTGTCTCTTCATCCATTCTGAATAGTTTTTTTCTCCAGAATTGATAATTTCTCCAATCCATAAGTTTTGTGGGTTGTTAGCATTTACAAAGTTTGATAAAAGAAAATCTAGTATCTGTTGATCACTATATTTTCTTGAAGTCTTCTCAAACCAATACTTATCTTTTCGCTTATTAAATGATGTCACGGTAGCACGAGACTTACCTGCATATTTAAAGAAGTCATATTTAGGATTAGTAAAATGACTTTTCATCGAAAGATAGGTTTGGTAAGTTTCAAATGGTGTCACTTTCATTAATCATTTTCTGATTCGCATTCGTAAAGAAACTAGTAATAGCATAGCGACCCCAACCATCATAATAATTGGAATCTTCTATTTTAACTTCTTTAACTCCATGTTTTACCCAACCTGGAAATATTATAATCGAATTATTCTTACAAGTCAACTCATAATTGTGTCGAGGGAAAAACAATTCACCACCAGTAAACTTTTTAGGTTCTTTATAGAAATAAGAAAATCCTAAAAATTGAAAAGATATATCAGCATGTGCTCCATAATATTCTTTATCATGATAATATCTAACTTTTGTGATATCAAAGTCACACTTGGGAGCAATCCAACAGGATTCGTGTATCTCAGCAAATATATCAAGAACTCCAGAAGTGAAGAGTTTTCGATTAACTGTTAAAATATTTGAAATCGATCTAAAATTAACACCATCTTCACTCTTATAAATTGCATCTAATGCTAGTGCATGAGAATTAGTTTTATCTACTACACCACCAAATTCTTTTGCTTTTAGTAATTTACCTGGTTTTGTATAGAATTTTAATTCTTCCCATATCAACTCTAACTCCTCATCATCATAGAAATTATCTACAATCAAATGAGGAAAAGGTTTTTCAAAAGCATTACATACTAACTCTTGAGGCATTATAAGGGTAGTTTTGCTCTTGATGTAGGTTTCATAAAATTAAGACGAGTTGCATCCCACTTTAGTCTTTCCTTTAATGGTTTTGAAATTAACTTTGTAATTGATTCAATCTCTAAACTATTTACTTCACAATAATGAAGTATCGCATCAATATAATTGAGTTGCTCTTCAAGAACAATTTTTTCAATCTCTATCGCAAATTTTTGTGGTGTAAGAAATTTACTTGCAATTACTTTTTCTAGTTCTTTACTGGGTTCCATAGAGTTCCAATTTATCGTTAACAAATTTTCTAATATATTTTCCGAGCAATTTGATGTACTTTGCTTTGTCGTATTCTTCATAAGTTACACATTCTCCATTTTCACATGCCATTATGATGACTAATTTTTTGATAGATATTCCTGTTAATTCATATAGCATACAACCATATGCCATACACTGAACGAAATAATGTTCAATCCAATCTCTTGGTTTTGGTTTTTTTGAAGTTTTAAAATCTATTACTGCTAACTCACCATCATATTCTGCAATACAATCGACAGTCCCTGCAATACCTAATTCTTTACTATATAGGGAACCTTCTAGGGTGTGAATATTATCTATCTTATTCAACTTACCTTTTGATATTTTAAATAAGAAGTCTGATATTGGTGGAACAGTTGGCAGAGTATCATTTTTAAGATAATGCTCTGTCAAGGTATGCATATCAGTTCCACGGGTTGTAGCAGCTTTTGTAATACGGTCTGCCTCCTCATTCCCAACTTTTTTTCTCCAATTAACAAATATTTCTTTGTTAAAATGACTCGTTACAGAAGTGATCGAAACTAATTTAAGTAACTCGTCTTCATCTGGAACGGAATAATAGCGAACACCATCTATCGTCTCTCGCGAGAGTTTAGGGAGTTCTATATCAACATGTTTAAACATTACATACCTGATTCAATTTTAGCAATAAGATATTCCTTTACAAGACCAGATCGAACGATGTCACCTATTCCAAATTCAATAATATCAAAAGAAGGCATCGCACGGATAATTTTCATAAAATCCACAATACCATTTCT